ATGGGCTCGATTTCGATTGGGCGGAGCAAAGATGGAAGAAAGCCTGATGGATGCTCTGGCTTCCGCGGGCGAGATGTTGGCGGAGGTGGTGCGGACCGGACTCGCAGCGCAAGGCTTGCCTGGAGAGGTCAGCGTGATCGTTCGCGATGGACGCATCATGGTGGCGAGCCGGTCGGCCACGGTGCGGGATGCAGAAGTGGGCACACGGCGCCGTGCACCGGGCGCGGTTCTTGAAACGATAGGCCGAGATAACGCAGGACGGGTCGTTGCAGAAGTGGCGAAAGTTTTGGGAGGTCGGGTCCTGTGATCGAGGCGTTCCAGATCGGGATTTCCTTGGCGCTGCAGGATGGTGTTGAAGAGGGTATTGCGAAGGCGCAGCGGGATGTGGCCGCGGTGACACGGGCGGTGGGCGTGGGCGCTACGTCTGTGCAGCGATTGCAGGAGGCGGGCGTGGCCGCGCTTACCGTGGCGCAGTCTGCAGGCGCGCAGGCGCGCTCCAGCCTCGGTGGTGAAGCCGCTTCGCCACCAGCGCGCGCAGCCGCAGTTTTAGACCCGAAGCTGCAGCCGGCGGAGGATTTCCCGATTTCACCGGTTGAGCTGCCGCAGGAACCATCGAGGGCGCCCTCGATGGCTCCTGCGGTTATGGCGCCGCATTCGGTACTGGGGTCGATTGTTGTGTCGGGTCCAGGGCCTGCTGCAATCTTGGGTGCGTTTGGGGCTGCTGAAGCTACACAGCCGCCGCCGGCATCGGGCGGATCTGTCACGAGCGCGACTGCACCGTCGGGCCGCCTGAGCGGGTTTGCACAACTGCCGGAGGCTTCCGCTGCAGCGCCGTCGGTGAATGGGCCGGGGATGGCCGAAGGGGCTCCTGGACCGATCGCCCCGCATGTTGAAGGGCGGCCGCCTCGGGTGCGGCTTGATGTGTTTGGCGCGACGGGTTCGGGTGTTCATCCGGATGGCGATCCGGCACTTGCTGTCGCCGATGCTCATAGGTTTGCCGGAAGTTTGCGGAACCAGGCCACCTCGCACGACAATGCGGCAGGGCCGGGCGCGCCGGCTCTTGAGCCTGAGGCATCGCGGCAGGTGTCGCGGCAGGACCAAGCTGCGAGTGCAGCAGACGATTCTGGAGGCCCCGGTCCTAGCCGCGGCAGTGCGGAAAATGCGCATGGGCCAACACAGGGCGATGTGTTCCTTGATGGCGCTCTTGTCGGCCGCTGGATGTCTCGACTGCTGAGCAGGGAGGCAAGTCGCGCGACGGCCGGGCCGACTGGCTATGATTTGCGTCGAAATGCGTTGCTGCCTGGACCGACGGTGGGCGGATGATGGTTGTTCTGCAACTTGGAGACGTGACGCTTCAGGGTTTTGAAGTGCCCGGAAGGGTGAGTTTTGGCGGGGCACAGGCTTTGGCAGTGCACAAGCTGCCTGGCGGCGCGCGCATTATCGATGCCATGGGACGTGATGATGCGGACCTGACCTGGTCGGGCGTGATGTCGGGAGGCGACGCGAGCGACCGGGCGAAACTGCTTGACGCCATGCGTGCGGCGGGAGCGCTGCTGCCGCTCAGCTGGGATCAGTTTTTTTATAGGGTGATCATAAGCAGGCTGAAGCTGGATTACTGCAGCCCGTGGTGGATTTACTACGAGATCACCTGCAGAGTGCTGCAGGACGAGGCACAGGCCGAGGCAGAGATTCTGGTGTCGGTAGCGAGCGCTATCGCCGCTGATCTTGCCGCTGCAGGGGCCTATGTCGATGTTTCGGCGGCGGCATCAGCCGCGAGTGCTCCTGGAGCGTTGACGGCAGGCACACAAGCAGCGGCCGCAGCGAACAACGGTCTGGCAAGCTTGCAGAGTTCCATTACAGGGAGCATTGCAACCGCCGAGCTTGGTCTTGGATCAAATGATCTCGCCAGTCTGGCGAGTGCTTCTGGCGCGCTGGCTCAGTTGACCAGTGCGCACGGCTATGTGGGGCGTGCAATCAATAATGCGTCGGAGGCGAGCTGATGCAGGTCGTCACTGTGGTTGGAGGCAATCTGTTTCGGCTCGCCTCCGTCTATCTTGGCGATGCGACACAATGGGTGCGGATTGCGGCACTGAATGATATTCTGGATCCTTGGCTTCAGGGTATCGTGACTTTGACCATCCCTGATGTTGATCCTTCGGCTGGAGGCGGGATTGGCCAGCAGTAGTCTGCGCGCTCCGGGCGTGGCTGTTACGGTCAATGGGCAGGTCGTGGGCGGGGTTCTGGAAGCGGAGGTCAGCGGCAACAGCCACCTGGCGGCAAACCGTTTTCGGCTGAGGCTTGCGCTTGATGTCACGGGGGCAGGTCTTTGGACATCCGGCGATTTGCAGATCGGGATTCAGTTCGGGCTTGATGGGGCATGGGCCCCGATGATGCTCGGGCCTGCCGATACCGTCGAAATCGATCCAATTAGCGGCGAAGTCTTGGTGGATGGGCGGGATCTGACGGCGCTGCTTATCGAAGCCAGGACGCAGGAGACTTTCCAGAATCAGACAGCAAGCGAGATCGCCACGTTGCTCGCGGCACGCCATGGACTGGTGGCGAACGTGACGGAGACTTCAACGCCTGTGGGGCGGGATTTTCAAAGCCAGTTTGCCAGGACAACGGTGGACCAGCATGGACGCAGCACCACCGAATGGGATCTGCTGACCCGGCTCGCTGAGCAGGAAGCGTTCGACGTTTGGATTGATCAGCAGACGTTGAATTTTGCGCCGCCTGCACCGGGAGTGGTTGTCGCTCTGACGCCCGGGGATTGCACGGCGATGCGGCTCGAGAGAACGCTAAGCCTGCAGAATGATCTGTCGGTTGTTGTAAAGAGTTGGGATTGCCGTGGTGAGAGTTCCATTTCGCAGACTGCTACGCTTCGCTCGAGTGGCGGGGCAGCGGCACATTACGTGATCGTCAGGCCGAATGTTTCGGCGAATGTGGCGCAGGCCATGGCGCAGCGCTTGCTCGGACAGATGGCGCAACATGCGCTCTGTGTCGATTTGGAGATGCCGGGCAACCTGACACTTCAGCCGCGCATGAGCCTGGTGATCTCTGATACCGGCACTGAATTTGATGGCCTCTATGTCGTTTCTGATGTGGAGAGGCGGATTTCATTTGCGCATGGTTTCACGCAGCATGTCAGAGCAAGGGTGCCGCCGTGGATAACTTCCTCAATGTGATCAAAGCGCATGCGGCGCGGCTCGATCAAGGTTGGGCCCAGCCACGGCTTGCTGTCGTCACATCGGTGAATACGACGACGGCTGCGGTCCGGGTCAAGATCCAGCCGGAAGGCGTGTTGTCCGGGTGGTTACCGGTTGCCGCGGCTTGGGTCGGCAATGGCTGGGGCCTTGCCTGTCCGCCTTCGCCTGGCGATCAGGTGGTGGTGATTTGGCAGGAGGGTGACTCCGAGCACGGGCTGGTGGTGGGACGGCTGTGGTCGAGTGCTACGCCGGCGCCGCCAGCCGCCAGCGGTGAGTGCTGGCTCGTGCATCAATCAGGGAGTTTTATCAAGCTGCTGAATGACGGGACGATCGCGAGCTCTGCGCCGTCGTGGAATCATACCGGCGATCTGCATGTGAGTGGCGATGTTTACGATGGCGACGGTGCGTTGTCGCGTCTGCGCGGGCATTACAATGACCATGTGCATCCGCCTTCGGATGTGACGCCAACGCCTTCGGACTGATGGCAGGCTGCGCTGACGCTCATTTTCATTTGCCGTCGGCCCTCCCTCACCTTCCCAGCCCTTACAGGCTGGGCCCCTTCCCTCCCGCGAAGCGCGGGAGAGGCGTTTTTGTCGTTCTATGGCTTTGGTATGCGCTGGGGAATGATGGATGCAGGATGCAAACCTGCTGTGGAGCACTGACCTTTCGGCAGGGCCCACAGGTGATATCGCGCTGGCATCTGGCACCAGTCTTGGCCAGCAACGCGTGCTGCGCCGGCTGTTGACCAATGCGGGCGATTACATCTGGCAACCGGCCTATGGCGCAGGGCTGGCTCAGTTCGTCGGTACGCCGGTAGATCCCCTGGCAATCCGTGCTGTTGTTCGCAGCCAGATATTCAAGGAGCAGGCGGTCTCGCGCGTGCCTGAGCCGCAGATCGATGTTCAGGGCAATGCCGATGGGAGCGTGATGGTGCGAATTAGTTATGTCGACTCGGCTACGGGCTCGACCGAAGTGCTGTCTTTTCAGGTGGGTGGC